AACTGGAACAAATAAACTTTCTGTTATTCGTGGTATTTTCTCTACCAATTCTTCTTCACATGCCGATGGATCACTAATTCGTAAGATTAATGTTTTACCAGTAGAATTTAGAAGACCATCTACAGTTCGTGCATCTGGACACACATTTGAATATCTTGGTTATGGTCCAGGTAACTATTCTACAGGTCTTCCTCAGGTTCAAACAAAATCACTGACAGAGAAGGAAGAATTCTTATCTCAGGCACAGGAAAGATCTGCTGGTATTGTTGTTTACACTGGTATGAACAACAGAGGTGACTTTTATATTGGTAATACTAAGAAGTCATCTGCAACTGGCGAAGAAACATCATTCGATACTCCAATTCCCACAGTTACAGGTGAAGATCCAGCAAGACTGAGTGTTATCTTTGATGAAGTGACTGTTAAAGAAAGAATTATTGTTGAGGGTGGTGATTCGGGAGAAATTCTTTCTCAGTTTGATGGTCCAGTAACATTTAATAATGGCGTTAGAATTAAGGATACTCTTTCTTTATCCGGAAGATTTAGAGTATTAAATACAACACAATCAACCAATAGTAATTCTGGTGCAATTATTGTTGATGGTGGTGTTGGTATTGATAAAGACTTATATGTTGGTGGAGTTGCTAATTTTAATAGCCTTGATCTGACAGGAACGTTTAGTTGTGCTGGTATTGCTACACTAGCAAAAAATGGTGGTATTACTACTACTGGTGGAGATCTTTTTGTTGGTGGTGCTACTACCACTACAGATTTATCAGCTGGTAATCTACAAATAGCAGTTACAGATGACAATACAATCGATAGCAAGAGTGGCAATCTTAAATTAGGTGCTTTTACAGGATCATATGTTGCCATTCAGACTAATACAACAATTACCGGAATATTAAGTGTTACTGACGATATTACTGCATTCTGGACATCTGACTCAAGATTGAAAGATAATGTCAATCTCATTGATAATCCTCTTGAAAAAGTAATTTCTATCAGTGGTAATACATTTGAGTGGAATGAAAAATCCAATAAGTCTGGACATGATGTTGGTCTGATCGCACAAGAGATTGAAAAAGTGCTTCCAGAAGCAGTTGTAACAAGAGATAATGGTTATCTTGCAGTGGATTATCATAAAGTAATACCATTGCTTGTAGAGGCAATTAAGGAGCTCTCTGATAAGGTAGAAACACTTGAGCAAAAATTATCCGATAAATAACTCTAAAGATTATAATAATGGCAAATTATAGAAAGTCATTTAATTTTAGGAATGGTGTTCAGGTTGATAATGATAATTTTATTGTAAATGCAAATGGACTGGTTGGAATTGGAACTTCAATTCCAACTGAGGTTATAGATGCTGTCGGAAACGCAAAAATTAGTGGATTTACTACAACAGATACATTAGGTGTTGCAAACACTGCTAGTTTTTACAACTCCGTAAACGTTGGATCAAATGTCAGTATTGATTCAGGAACTGGTTTTATTAATGCATCCAAATTTATTGGAGATGCTAGTGGTCTCACAAATATATATGCCATCTCAACAACGGGATGGGTGGCACAAGGTGTTGGATTACATACTTTCAGACAAGTTGGTATCGGAACTACAAATCCAGTATATAGTCTTCAAGTAGGATTTGATCCTGCATCTAGCACCGGTATTGGAATGACTTCTGGTAATATTCGTGCCAGTGGAGTTATTACTGCTACGAGTTTTGTTGGTGAATTGACCGGAGATGTAACTGGTAATATTATAGGTAATGTAACTGGCAATATTACAGGAGATCTAACTGGTGTTGCGTCAACTGCAACACAACTCGAAAATGCAAGAAACTTCTCCATTGCAGGAGATTTGGAAGCAAGTGCAATATCTTTTGATGGAACAGGAAATGTTTCTTTAGCATCTACTCTTTCATCAAGTTTTAATGCTAATACTAGTGGTATCATTACAGCAAATACATTTTCTGGTATTTTAACATCATCTTCTGGTCATATTACCGATGCGACCATCATCGATGGAACTATTACCAGAATGGATGTTGGTATCGGAACTTTTGATAGCATAAGAGTTGATACGACCACAAATACTACAGTTGATGTTACTGGTAATGATAGTGCATCTATAAGTGTTGGTGCCTCTGTTGGTGCCGGAAATAGTAGTGCTGTAATTAAATATACTTCTTCGACCGGTGGAGTAGAAATTTCTAATTATGATACTGGTGATGTATCTGTACTTTTACATGAAGGAACAGGTGCCGGAACAACCGGTGGATTTAAAGTATCCCACAACAATATTACTGTCCTTAATGCATATTATGACGGTAGAGTTGCCATTAATAAAGCATTACCAGATACTGGATACAATTTAGATGTAAATGGTGATGCTAAGATTACGGGAATTTTAAGTACGAGTGATTATATTACAATTCGTGCAGGTGAAGGAAATCAGGTCACTGTTCCTGATGCCAATGGCAATTTCCCGGCAAATCCAGCTTTTAATATTGATATTAATACTGGAGTGAGTACTTTTAATTCTATTGCAATTGGTGGATCTATTATATCATCAGCAATTCCAGCAGCAGTGATAGGAATTGGAACTACAACTGGCGGTGGCAACACTGTTGCAATTGGAACAGATAATGTAAGAATAAATGCAGATCTTACAGTATCTTCTGGAAGTTCAATAACAGTAGATAATTTAAATGTTTTAAACAGTACTATACTTTCTGAATCAGTAGTAGGACCTAGTGATACTGATATGACTATTTCGAATGGAAATAGTTCTATCGTATTAAATGCAGATGTTATAGTATCTACTGCAAATTCAATAACAGTAGGTAGTATAGTCGCAACTGGTATAACAGCTGGTATTATTACGACAAATAATTTAACTGTTTCGAACAATGTTTCACTTCCAAATGGATTGGGTGTTAGTTTAGGACTCGTTACAACGACTGGTCTTTTAGAGATTGGTGCTGGTGCAACTGTCATCGCAAGTAACTTTTATGTTGGTGCTGGCAATACATCAGAATTCTCATCAGGAACTGTAAATGTTTTCGATTCAAATTTTGTATTTGGATTTTCTACATCAGTTGCTTCTGATTCATCTCTTAATAATTTTGAAATATTCAAAAGTGATGGAGATATCGCAGATATTGCCGCTACAACTGACGCAACATTCATTAATAATGGTAATTTTATCGGAATTGGAACAACAGCAAATCAATATACATCTAGTAATAAAATTACAATCAAGGGAGATAAAATATTACAAGGAAGCAATTCGTTATTAGATAACGTTGCTATCGGAACCAATAATTATAGATTTGATCCTAGAGGTGAAAACACCTTTACTCCTGGTAATGAATTTAATGCCCCCGAGTTTCAGTATGGAAAATTTCAAGTTCATTCAAATGGAAATGTAACATTTGTCAATGATGGAATTATTAGATTTGTCCCGTCTATAGGAATTGCTACAGTAGGATTTGGATCAACTAATGGTGGAGTTATATTTGATACTGCTGGTGATAATATAGCAGCTGCATCAGTTCTTGGAATTAATACTTTCTTCCCAAGATGTGTTCTTGATGTTGGTTATGCTTCAACAGCAGTAAATAGTTACTTCTTGCCACCAGTAGTTACTGAATCTGAACTTGATATAATAAGAAATCTTCCAAATTTAACAAATAATCTTGGACATCAACAGTCAATAGAAGCAACTCCTGATGGTGTTCTTGGTGGTGCTCTTGTATTTAATAGTACAAATACAAGACTTGAAGTTGGTATAGGAACTACCACATTCTGTGGTATTGCAACACTTTCTAATAACCATACTGGTTTTAGTGCTTTTGTTCCTCCAAAGATGACAACAACTGAAAGAACCACAATGACCACTTCTGGTGTAGAAGAGGGTGGAGTCATTTATAACACAAGTCTTAATAAATTACAATTCTATAATGGAACTTCATGGGAAACTATAACAAGTAGTTGACAAGACTCTAAAAACCATGTAGACTACCTTTGTTAGGGTTGAAGAGGAAGCTATAAGACACTTTAAGAACCGTCTACCAGGTCGCACTGGGGACGGTTTTCTGCTATAATAAGAAGGTAATCGAGGGACACCTTTGACCATCACTCTCAGACCCCATCAACGCAAAGCACTGAATGAGATGCTGGCATATGACAAAGGTCAGTTGATCATCCCTACGGGTGGTGGTAAGACCTTGTGTATGATACATGATATTGTTGAGAATCAAAAGTATATTGATAATGGTTCTACTATTGTTGTTGTAGCACCACGTATTCTGCTTGCAGAGCAACTTTGTAGTGAGTTTCTTGAGGTAATTGATACAACTCACACACATGTGATGCATGTTCATAGTGGTGAGACTTCACACTTCTCCACAACAAAAGCAGAAAAGATCAATCTTTTTGTAAATACTGCTAGAACTGCTGGTGAGAATGTAGTAATCTTTACCACATATCACTCTCTACATCGTCTTGTAGAAGCAGATATCGAAGTCAACACGATTTACTTTGATGAAGCGCATAACTCAGTCCAACGTAACTTTTTCCCTGCTACGGAGCACTTTTCTGCTGATGCTGATCGGTGTTACTTCTTCACTGCTACTCCTAAGCATTCTCTCTCTATTTACAAGCCAGGGATGAATGATTATGAGGTCTACGGTAAAGTCATCTGTAACATTCCTGCTCCTACATTAGTAGAGCAAGGATACATTCTGCCACCTAAGGTTGTTGTAAAGCAACTGGATATGGTTCAGGACAAGCAAATGATTGCCGACCGTGATTGTCAGAATCTGATTGAGACAATTGATGAGAACTCACTGGATAAGATTCTGATTGCCGCACGTTCTACCAAACAGATTATCAAACTTCTGAGTCAATCTGACTTTCGCAAAGAGTTGTCTGATCGTGGTTATTCCTGTCTGTATATTACATCCAAGACTGGTGCAATCATCGATGGTCAGAAAGTCAATCGTGAGGTATTCTTTGATACTCTGAATGCATGGGGTAAAGATCCTAACAAAAAGTTTGTTGTTCTTCATCACTCTATTTTGTCTGAAGGTATCAACGTCAGTGGACTTGAGGCAGTATTGTTCATGAGAAACATGGATTATATCGGCATCAGTCAGTCAATCGGTCGTGTGATCCGTCTGGGAGGGTCTCAGAAGACCTTTGGACTGGTCTGTGTTCCAGTCTATGATAAAGTGGGTATCAGCACTGCCAAGTCCGTTCAGGCAGTCGTTGACACCGTATTCAAG